GTCAGCCCATATCCTTAAGGGAAAAGCATCGCCCCAAGCAGTTCTGCTCAGATAAGTGCCGTAAAGATTGGTGGCTTGAGCATAACGTTAAGAGCAAGACCGAATATTCTGTCACTTGCAGTTTCTGCGGCAAAATGTTTAAAAGCTATGGCAGCAAAAACAGGAAATACTGCTCACACCAGTGTTACATTGCTGATCGGTTCGGAAAGGCTAGTGATGCAGATGGATAAAAACTATTTTAATCAGCTGCTCGGTTATAAATCAGCGATGGCGCAGGCTCGGTGTATGCTTGCCGCCGGGATCATAGCCCCGGAAGAGTACGCCAAAATTGATACAATTATAGCCAAAAAGTACGGCATATCTTCGTGCAGCATATATCGTGAGAATGACTTCATAAAAGCTGCCTCCTGAGGTAATATGTCACACTACAAGGAGGTAAAAAGATGATGAAAACCATTACAAAAGTACTATTTCCGCCAGTATTGGAAAGGAGAACTCGCGTGGCAGCCTACGCCAGAGTCTCCTCAGGCAAGGACGCCATGCTGCATTCCCTGTCAGCGCAGGTAGGCTATTACAGTGCGTTTATACAAAAGCATTCAGGCTGGGAATACGCCGGCGTGTATGCCGATGAGGCTCTTACCGGTACCAAGGAAGACCGTGATGAATTTCAGCATCTGCTTTCAGAATGCCGGGCTGGCCATATAGATATGGTCATTACAAAATCAATTTCTCGCTTTGCCAGGAATACCGTCACACTGCTGGAAACCGTGCGTGAACTAAAAGGTCTAGGTGTGGACGTATACTTTGAGGAGCAAAATATTCATACCCAAAGTTCCGAGGGCGAGTTGATGATGACCATACTGGCCTCGTATGCCCAGGAAGAGAGCCTCTCGGCCAGCGAGAACCAGAAGTGGCGAATCAGGCATAGCTTTGAGGATGGTCGGCCATGGAATTGCACCATGCTCGGATACCGCAACAAGAACGGCGTGCTGACGGTCGTGCCGGAAGAAGCCGAAACGGTCAGGACTATTTTCAACGACTACCTTTCCGGCATGGGCGTCGTTTCGATCGCGAATAAGTTGAATAAAGCCCATGTCCCGACACGCCTCGGCGGGGAATGGTGCAAAACAGGCGTCTCAAAACTTCTGCGCAACCGGGCATATACCGGAGACTTGCTGCTTCAGACCACATACCGTGATAATTATCTCACAAAACAAATGCATGTTAACAACGGTGAAATGCCGATGTACAGGGTCGAGAGCAGCCACGAGGCGATTGTCGATTCCAAAATATTTGAGGCTGTTCAGTTGGAGATGGCGTTGAGAGCAAAACAATACGCCCACGTGGGTCCAAAGCCGGGAACATACCCTTTCACCGGCATGATCGTGTGCGGGAATTGCGGGAAGCGGTATCTCCGCAAGATTACACATGGCACGACTGTCTGGATCTGCCCGACATTCAGCCACGTCGGCAAAGCGGCATGCGCTTCCAAGGCAGTACCAGAATCGGTGATGTTCTCCGAATCCGCCGCCGCCCTCGGCCTGGACGCTTTTGACAAAGACATTTTCATAGAACGCATCGACCGCGTCGAGGTACAGGAACCGAATCATCTGCAGTTCGTATTCACGGATGGCCGCGCAGTCGAGCGCGTTTGGCAGGACCGCTCCAGGGCGGAAAGCTGGACGCCGGAAATGAAAGAGACGGCGCGTCAGAAAGCGCTGGGCAGAAGGAGGGCAATTAAATGACAAACGCTGCAAGGTTGGTTACAGTCATACCGCCCACGGTCAACCCGGTCACACACTTACCGGAATGCTCTGTACGGAAGCGCCGAGTTGCTGGTTACGCGAGAGTATCCACAGATAAGGATGAGCAGTTTACCAGTTATGAGGCGCAGATTGACTACTACACTCAGTACATCAAACGAAATCCAGATTGGGAATTCGTGACTGTCTACACAGACGAGGGCCTTTCAGGCCTCAATGCCCAAAAGCGCGATGGATTCAAGCAGATGATTGCTGACGCTCTGTCTGGCAAGATTGACCTCATTGTCACCAAGTCAGTCAGCCGCTTCGCACGCAACACCGTGGATAGCCTGACAACCGTACGAAAACTGAAGGAAAAAGGCGTCGAGGTGTACTTCGAGAAGGAAAACATTTATACCCTCGACAGCAAGGGCGAGTTGCTGATCACGATAATGAGCTCCTTGGCACAGGAAGAGTCCAGGTCCATTTCTGAGAATGTGACCTGGGGACAGCGCAAGAGATTTTCTGACGGTAAAGTCAGCATGCCGTATAAGCACTTCCTGGGCTATGAGAAGGGCGAGGATGGTACGCCGGTCGTCAACGAGGAAGAAGCCGTTGTGGTGCGTCAGATTTACCGTCTCTTCCTCGAAGGCAAGACTCCTTCCGGTATTTGCAGGCATCTGAATGAGCTTGGCATTCTCACTCCGGCAGGGAAGAATATATGGTGCTCAACGACGGTGGACAACATCCTTAAAAATGAAAAATATAAGGGCGACGCGCGGTTGCAAAAATGTTTTACAGTAGACTATCTGACGAAAAAGATGAAGCCGAACGAGGGTGAAGTTCCGCAATACTATGTGGAAAACAGCCATCCGGCAATTATTGACACGGCAGAGTGGAACATGGTTCAAGCGGAAATCTTACGCCGCAAAGCCATGCGTGGGAAGTACAGCGGAAATAGCGTTTTTGCATCCCGCATCGTCTGCGGCGATTGTGGCGGGTTCTATGGGCAGAAGGTCTGGCACTCTACTGACTCTTACCGCAAAGTGATCTGGCGCTGCAACAACAAGTTCAACGGCAAGAAATGTGAAACGCCACACCTGGACGCGGAGACTATTCAGCAGAAGTTTCTGATTGCCTACGACCGTCTTATGTCTGACCGCGACAATGTGATCGTTGACTGCGAACTGATGCGGCAGGCACTGCCAGACTGCTCGGCCCTTGATACCGAGATCACTGAACTGGGCAAAGAAGTAGAGATCGTAGCCGGCTTGGTGGATGCCTGCGTCAAAGAGAACGCATCATACGCGCAGTCGCAGGAGACTTACACGAAAAAGTACAATGCCCTGCTGGCCAGATATGATAATGCCATGGCGAGGCTTGATGAACTGGCAACGGAGAAGGAGCGGAGACAAAACCGTGACCGCGAGATAAAGGTATTCATCGAGGCAATGAAAACACAGCCCCTCGTCCTGGAAAAGTGGGACGAAAGGCTGTGGATGGCATTGATAGACAGAGCAACGGTCCGCAGGGATGGCGGAATGGTGTTCAGGTTAAAGAACGGGATGGAGATAATGGTGGAAGTTTAATTTCCGAACCTATTTGCGTTTTTCCGGTATGTTTTTTAAAGTAGCCCAAACTGCAGTTAATGTTCCAGATATTGCGATTGTTAAATATTGGGGATATAATAAGGAAAATGCTTATCGGGGGTATGTTTATGCTCTCTGTATATATCTGCGACGATTCACGACATTTTGCGGAAGAATTGCGCAGCAGAATTAATAGTATTGACATGGCATCGAAATACCGGGCCTCTATAATTACCACCGCTGATAAGCTGCGGGCAATGCTTGCTGGAGGAAAGAGGCCGGACATATTATTTATGGACGTCGAATTCGGCGAAGTCAACGGTATTGAAGTGGCCAGAGAGTTGTTAGCCGGCGAAAAGACGCAGATTGTATTTATTACAAATTATGTTGATTATTGCTCAGACGTCTACGAGGCGGAGCACGCGTATTTTATCCGCAAGCCGGTTACCGACGAGCATCTCAGCCGCGCACTGGAAATTTGCTGCCGCAGGCTGGAAAGAGCGGACGATAAAGTCTGCTTCAAACTTAAAAATGGGATGGTGTGCTTCAACCGGCATGACATACTGTTCTTCGTCAGCAATTATCGAAAGATAACCGTCCATGCTGACAGCGGACTCACGGAATTTTATTCGACCATCTCAGATATAAAAGAGATCATCGGCGAACGGTTCATCCAGTGCCACAAAAGCTTTCTTGTCAACCTTGACAGAGTATCCACCATGGAAAGAGATAAGTTCATTCTTGACAGCGGAGAGCGCATCCCCATCAGCCGGAGCATGTCCGAAGCGGTGAGGGAAGCTTTCTTCAAATATCTCAGGAAAGAGTGACGTGCAATGGATCCTTTCATTCTCAACACGCTGTGCGGATATCCGGTGACTGCAATGTGCTTCTACGCAATAACCTGCATGGTGGTATTTAGACACCGATGGTTGTTTACGTTTGGCGTATCAGGGGCACTAACGTTGCTTAGGGTAGCCCTATATGAACTGAATCTGGGAAACATTAATGACATTATTCAGATTCCACTTTCCATAATAATCATAATATTCATGTCGCAGGGCAAAATTGGATATCGACTTTTTGCTGGCGCTTTTA